TACTCCTACTATAACAGGCGTAACAGCAACTAAGCTGCGTGACCCTATACTGTATGCTGAAAGGCAATTCTTTATTGAAGACAACAGCCTTAAAGTTTGGTATCTACCAGTTGACTCAATTGCTGGTGCTGCGGCTGCTGTAGATGTTGCGTCATTTATGACTAAGGGCGGTTACATTGTAGCTCACGGCACTTGGACTATAGACGCTGGTAATGGTGTAAATGACCACTATGTAATTATGACCAACAAAGGTCAAATCATCGTGTATCAAGGCATAGACCCTACATCCGCGACAACTTGGTCTATGGTAGGCGTGTGGGACATTGGTGCGCCAGTAGGCCGTAGAAGTTTATACAAATACGCTGGTGATATGCTTATCATCTGTCAAGACGGTGTAGTGCCATTATCAGGCGCTTTGCAGTCATCTAGGGTTCAACCTAGAGTAGCCATTACTGACAAGATTCAGTATGCTATTTCAGAGGCTGTAACTAGCTATGCCAACAACTTTGGTTGGCAATTAATGTATGTGCCTACTATCAATCAATTATGGTTGAATGTGCCTATACAAGAAAGCCAAAATCAACAACAATACGCTATGAACACTATTACAGGTGCATGGTGTAATTACACTGGTTGGTCAGCTAACTGCTTGGAGATGTTTAATGACGAGCCTTACTTTGGTGGTGATGGTTATGTTGCTCATGCTTGGTATGGTTCGGACGATGACGGTAATAACATTACAGCATTAGGTCTACAAGCCTTTAATAACTTTAACGGTGCAGGTCGTTTAAAACGCTTTACAATGAGCCGTCCTATATTTAGGACTGATGGCGCTCCAGCTATCTATGCTGGCATAAACATTGACTTTAATACAGACGCACCCACAGCATCATTAAACTTCACTCCGTCTACCTATTCTCAATGGGATTCAGCTTTGTGGGATGCAGGAACTTGGGGCGGTGCATTATCTATATTGCAAAACTGGCAAGGTTTAAATGGTGTTGGCTATTATGGCGCACCTATTGTTAAAACTGCTGCCTCTGGCATACAAGTTAGATGGGTAGCCACAGACATTGTTATTGAGGGCGGTGCAATTCTGTAATGCTAGTCCAAGGCGAATATGTAGCTCGTTGGGTAATGGAAAAGGTAGGCTCTTATACCGAGGGCATGACTGCTCTTGGTTGGGAAATTGATGGTGTTATTGTTGCTGGTACGGCCTTTGAGAATTGGAACGGCAACAATATGTTTGGCCATCAACGCATTGATTCACCACCTGCAAGGCAATACTGGTTTTTAGTAGCAGACTATATATTCAATCAAGTAAAGGTTAAACGCTTCACAGCTACCGTAGAAGCCGACAACCACAAAGCAATAAGCCTTAATCATAAGATTGGGTTTGTAATAGAAACAACTTTAAAAGACGCAGGTCGTAACGGTGATTTACTTATAATGACCCTATGGCCTGAAAACTGCAAAATGTTAAATTGGAGTAAAAAAAATGCTAGGTAAATTTGTGCAATTAAGATTGCAAGGTGTTCGTGACCCATTCATATCAATGGCTAACGGTAAAGCTAAAGCACCACCAGCGCCTGACTACATTGGCGCAGCTAAAGAAACATCTGCTGGCAACTTAGAGGCTGCAAGGGCTACTGCTGCTGCTAACCGTACTAACCAAGTAACACCATACGGCAATTTAACATACACAGCCAACCCAGGCACTGACCGATACGGCAACACTCTATACACTGCTACTCAAACATTATCTCCAGAACAACAAGCTATTTACAACCAAGAAAGCAAGCTTAATCAAGGATTGATGCAAACAGCAAATACTGGATTAAATTATGCAAATAAAGTATTAAGCGAGCCTGGGGTAGATACATCTAAATTGCCATCTTACGGCATTAATCCTGGCGAAACATACTCTGACGCTATCATGCGTAGACTGCAACCTCAAATTGCTCAGCAAAGCGAGATGTCTGATGCTCAATTAGCCAATCAAGGTATTGCTCAAGGCACTGAAGCTTATAACAATGCTAAACGCCAATTGTCACAACAACAAAACGATTTGTTGACTTCAGCTCAAATTCAAGGCATGAACACAGGGTTATCTGCTAATCAACAAGCCTTCCAACAAGAAGCTTACAACCAAATGCAACCTATCAATGTTATTAATGCGTTGCGTACAGGTTCTCAAGTGCAAAACCCAAGCTTTGCAAACACTCCAAATCAAGCTCAAACTGCTGGCGCTGATATATTAGGTGCTACACAGGCAGGTTACAACGCTCAATTAGCTAATGTAAATGCACAAAATGCCGCTAGTGGTGGTTTTATGAGTGGGTTAATGGGTCTTGGTGGTGCTGGCATTATGAAGTATTCTGATGAAAGATTAAAAACAAACATTGAAAAAGTTGGCTCATTAGAAAATGGTCTTAATCTTTACTCATACAATTACAAAGATGGCTATGACTTGCCTGAAGGCAAACAAATTGGTGTTATGGCTCAAGAAGTTGAAGCTATCATGCCTGAAGCCGTTGTTGAAATGGATAATGGCTTTAAAGCTGTTAATTACGCAATGTTAGGGGTTTAATATGAGTTTATTTGGTAATCAAGAAGAGATGCCTCAAGACGATACTTTGATGCAAATAGATTTAAAGCGCAAATTAGCTTTAGCTGATGCGTTGCGTCAACAAGAAACTCCTCAAGGTCAAATGGTATCGGGACATTATGTAGCGCCCTCATGGACACAGCATTTATCTACATTAGCTAATAAATATGTAGGTGGTCAACAAGAGAGAGAAGCCATGAAACAATATGGCGATTACAAAGCTGCTGAAAACACCAAAATGATTGATGCTCTTAACAAATTTGGTAAAGCTTTTGAGCCTACTACACAAACTCAAACTACTTACGCTCCAGGTGTTGGTAAAGAATTGGCTATTGGCGATACAGTTCAAACTGCGCCTAATTACAGCCCTACAAGCAACGCTAGTGAGATGGTTGCACCTACATCACCGTATGGCACACAAAGCATGACAGGCAACGCTGTGACATCTGTTCCTACTACTACGACAACAATGGTACAGCCTAATGAAAACACTATTAGACAAGCTTACATAGACTATGCAACCACAACCAAAAGACCTCAACTAATAGAAGCGTTAATGACAGGTGACTTTGACACAATGAGGAAACGGAATGCACCTTACGAGCTTGCTGCTGGTGCGAAACGCTTTGAAGGTGGAACTAACCGTCTTATTGCAGAAAACCCTAAACAAGACTCCGAGTCTATTTCTAATTTAGAAAAAGAATATCGGTTTGCTCAAAAAGGTGGGTATCAAGGCTCTCCAGAGGATTGGAAACGCATTTCATCAGAAATGACTGACGCACAAAGAGCGCAATTAGATATTGCAATGGCTAATTTAGGTATAACTAGAAACGAAAGTATTTACAAAACTGGCGGCCCTACACCGCCAATGGCTAAACCTAAATCTGTTACGATGAATGATGTAAATGAAACCGCTAGGAACTCTGGTAAAACAGTAGAGCAAGTTAAAAAAGACTTTAAAGCACAAGGCATTGCCGTACAAGGAGTTAAATAATGGCTGATTTTTCACAATTACTATATGGCTCAGCACCAGCAGCAACCGCCCCAGCAGGTATGAGAACTCCAGGACAAGGCTTGCCAGGCGCTCTTAGAGATAAAGCTATTGATAGAGCTTCAGAAGCTGCTCAAAAGAAATTAGAGGCTAGTTATGAAGTTTTAAACAAAGGCGCACAAAACTTATCTTTATTAAATAAGTTTGTTGATTTGAACACTAAAAGCAGAACTGGCGCTATTCACGAAGGACTAATGTCATCATTGTTTCCAGATTCATGGAGAGGTGACGATGAAAAAGTAATGCAAAGTATTACTGCTGAAATAGCTCCCAATAAGCGTGTTGAAGGTTCAGGTACAACATCTGATAGAGATATTTCGTTGTATCTACAATCCTTGCCAAACATAAGTCAAGGTGGAGAAGCTAATAGAAAGATTCGTGATACTTATCAGCAACAATACGATAGAGCTAAATCTAAAGTTGATTTCTTGCAAAAATGGTATGACCAAAATGGTAATTTAAACGGAGCTGAATCTGTTTGGTCTTCACAAAATCCACCTACGCAAGCTGGTGGAAATAAGCCTGGATGGTCAATTCAACCCATAAACGGAAACTAAAATGGCTGAATCAACACAAAAATTAATGCAGTATAAAGTTACATCCCCTAGTGGGCAAAGCTTTATGGTGACTGCTCCTGAAGGTAGCTCACAACAGAGCATATTGGACTATGTTGAATTAAACTCACAAAAGCAAAAGAACGATGCTTTGCGGTCTGACTTGCAAAACGAGTCATGGTTAAGCCGTAACTTAAAAGGCGTAATGACTGCCCCATCTAATTTGCTAGAAGGCGGTAAACAGCTTGCACAAGAGTTGATGAATCCACAGCAATATGTAAATCCTAAAACTGGTGAAACATCATCTAGTCCAATTCAAGGGTATCAAGCATTACCTAGGCAACAATACGATACATCTCAAATTAAGAAAAACAGGATTATTGCTGAAGAAGCTCCAGTTGGCGCAATTGCAGGAAACATAGGCACAGCATTAGCTACCGCACTAATTCCTGGCGCCAATACTAAAGCTGGCAGTATGCTTGCTGGTGGTGCATTTAGCGGATTGCAACCAACTCTCGGTTCAGAAAGTAGATTAGAAAACGCTACTATTGGCGCTTTAACAGGTGGCGCAGTTAATGCTCCGCAACTGCTAGAAAAACCATTAAAGGCTGGTGCTAACAGACTAATGATGTCTGCAGTTAAACCAGGCAAAAATGAATTAAAATCTGGCGAAGGTCAACAAGCCGTTCAAACATTGCTAGAAGAAGGTGTTAATCCTACTGTAGGAAGAACTATATTTGGTCGTGGCTTAGATACACTGCAAGCAAAGGTAGATTCTTTAAACGAACACATTACAGAGATGATTGCTAATTCAGGAGAAAAAGTTAGCAAATCAGCGGTATTAAAATATCTTGATGACTTGGAAAATTCTTACAAATATCAGCTTGATGCAGGTGCTGATGTATCCGCAGTTAAATCTGTAAAAAAAGCATTTGAAAATAGCGAATTACTCCCTAAGCCAAAAAATACTGGCTTGTTACTTCCAGCACAATCTATTGATGATTTTGATGTTCAATTAGCGCAACGAATAAAGCAGGGTACATATAAAGCTATTGGTGACAAAAACTTTAATGAACTTGGTGGTGCTGCCAAAGAAGCTCAAAGGGCTGGTGCAAGAGGCTTAAAAGAAGAGATTGCTAGAGTAGAGCCAACTGTTAATTTATTAAATAAAAAAGAATCAGAGTTAATTAACGCATTAGATGTAGCTGAGTCTAGGGCTTATACTGCGCTAAAAAACAATCCAGTAGGTATTGCAGGATTGTCTAACAATCCAGTTCAATTGGCTGGAATGATGGCAGATAGAAGCGATGCCTTTAAGGCATTAATTGCTCGTATGATGTATCAAACAGGTCAAGCGGTAGGAAAGATACCTCAAGCTACAAACAAAGGTCTTGTTGGAGTTCCCATGGCTTCTGCTTTAACTTCATATAATCAGTTAAACACAGATTCAGATACATTAAATACGAATGAAACGCTTAACAATCCTTTAATGTCAAAAAAAGCTCGTAAAATGGGCAAAATGCTAAGCGAAAATCAAGGGGAAAAATAATGGCAAGAAACGGCAGTGGGGTATATTCTTTACCAGTAGGTAATCCTGTTATTACGGGAACTACAATTTCCTCAACTTGGGCTAATAACACATTAAATGATATTGCGTCAGCTCTTACAGCATCGCTTACATCAGACGGTCAAACTACACCTACGGCTAACTTGCCTATGGGTGGATATGTATTGTCAGGTGTAGGCTCTGCTACGCTGCGAACTCAATCAGCTTCAGCAGGTCAGATACAGGATTCTGTATTTCAATACTTAACAGGCATTAGTGGCACAGATACTATCGTTGCTACAGCTGCTTTAGGTATGACAGCTTATGCTGCTGGTCAAGTGTTTAGGTTTATTGCGTCAGGAACTAACACAGGCGCTGTGACGATTAACATCAACGCTATTGGCGCTAAAAACATTACTAAGAATGGTGCAATTAGCTTAGTTGCTGGTGACATTACATTAAACGCTATTGTGCAAGTGGTTTACGATGGCACGCAATTCCAGTTAGTAGGAATAGGTGGTGGTGGTGGTGCTACTGGTGGTGGTTCAGATGAAGTGTTTATCGAAAACGACCAAGTGGTAACAACAAGCTATTCAATCCCTGCAACCAAAAATGCAATGACTACTGGCCCAATAACAATAAACGCTGGTGTTACTGTAACCGTTCCTGGCGGTTCACGCTGGGTAGTATTATAAGAGGCTATGATGGAAACTCAAAACTTAATCAACATTGTAGGCGGTACAGTTCTTTCTGTTCTAGGCTGGTTTGCTAGACAGTTATG